GCTGGCGCGCAGCTCCGATCCGAAAGCGTTATGGGCCATCGCCGATTCCGCGAAGGGCAAGGATTTGCTTCTCGGCACGAGCTGGAGCGGCGTTCTCAATCTTCACGACAAGCAAACGATGGGCCGTTTCCACGCCTATGTCGGCAAGTGACAAGCGCAAAGCGAAGGCCTGCAAGGTCTGCCGCAAGCCGTTCACGCGCAGCATTTCCAAGGCCGGAAGCGCGACACTTCGCGAGAGAGGGCGAACACCATGGGCCGACGCCAGAATGATCTCTATCACATCGAAAACCATCGCTTTCGGGACGCCAAGCTTCACGCGGGCATCCTCGACGATGGCGATCATGCAGCCGCGCAGAAGGTCAGCGATCAAGTCGCGCGCGACGTTGGATTGACCGAGGCCGAGATAGAGGCACTGAGCGCGCCGCCGCCAACGAGAGGAAAAGGCAAATGAAGCACGAGAGCCAGAGCGCGTTTCGCCGCGAACCGCAGTCTGTATCGAGCGGCAATCTCTGCACGCGCATGCTGACGACAAAGGCGCTCGCGAGCCTGTGGCGTGTCCGTGCCGAGGACGCAGCGAACGTGATCTATCCGAACGATCGATCGCTGTTGCAATTGATCGAGCGCGCCGCGTCCGCGCCAGCGACGACGTTCACCCCGGGATGGGCCGCCGAGCTTGTGGCGAAAACCGTTGCCGACACGGTCGAGGCGTTGGGCGCAGCATCGGGAACGGCTGACGTTTTGAAGCAGGCGCTCACGTTGGATTGGAATGGTACGGGATTGATCAGCGCGCCAGGTTTTGTCGCATCGGCAAGCAACAGCGGGTTCGTCAAGGAAGGCGATCCGATCCCCGTGCGCCAACTCACGAGCGGCGCGGCGCTATTGAACCCGTACAAGCTGGCGACGATTGCGGCACTTACGCGCGAGATGGTCGAGAGTTCGAACGCCGAGGCCTTGATCAGCGATTGCCTCGTGCGCTCGACGGGCCTTGCGCTTGACGCGGCGTTCTTCGACAGCAACGCCGCTGTGGCGAACACGCGACCGGCTGGCATTCGCAACGGCATCTCCGCACTGACGGCGAGCGCGAACGCCGATCTCTATGAGGCATTCGCCGAAGACGTGTCGAACCTGATCAGCGCGGTTTCTGCAGTTGGTGGCAAAGGACCGTTTGCCATTGTGACCGGCGCGGGCCGAGCGACCACGATGGCCATGCACTATCAAAGCCAGATGTTGCCGAACGTCACGATTATATCGTCAAGCGCAGTCGGGGCCGATCTCGTTGCTATCGCGACAAAGGGCATCGTTGCAGCAATCAGCGCCGATCCCGACGTTGAGACGGCGAACGCGGCGGCGCTCGTGATGCAGGACGCATCACCGGGTACACCGGGCCAGACACCGGGGCCAGAGCGCAGCCTGTATCAAACCGAGAGCGTCGCGGTGAAAGTGCGATGGCCTGTGTCGTGGGCACTGCGCGACTCGCGCGCGGTGGCGTGGCTCACGCCGAGCTGGAAGTGATCCGGTGCAGGCCTTCGTTGACGATCTGCCCGACCTCGATCCCGTCGTCGCGTATGAAATCACCGGCTACGGATGGCGCGGCTTAACCTCGCAGGGCGAAGTTTACGAAGTCAAAGGCACCAACGGTCACAAGGCCGAGGTGCCGAGCGAGATCATCGTCTCGCACGGCGGCAAGCCAATCGGTCGGCGTGCCGTGCGCAACGACGTGTTCGTGAACATCGATGCTTATCTCATGCATTTCAATCGCGTGGTCGAACTCTACAAAGAGAACCAGATCGAGCAGGCATTGGCCGAAAGCGGCTTGGCGCTCCAGATTTTCCCGACGCTGCGCAGCAAGTTCAATCGCGCCATGGTGCTGCTCGCGGCTGGCCGCTGGGATGAAGGCCTAGCCGAATATCTGGAATGCGAGCAACACTCCCCGTTCATGCGGCCACAGGTGCGCGAGGCACTTGCGCTAGGCATGAAGCCTTGGCGTGGCGAAAACTTGCGCGGCAAGAAATTGCTGTTGCTGCACGCGCATGGCTTCGGCGACACAATCCAAATGCTGCGCTATGTGCCGTCATTCCGCACGGTGGGCGCGCGCGCTGTAGTGAGGTTGCCGCCCGAACTGCAGAGATTGGCGAACCAACCGTTTTCCGAAGGCGCGGATTACTTCTGCCCGATCCTGCATCTCTTGCACTTCCTGCACGTCAAGCCGCAGAACGTTGATGGTCGGCCATATCTTGCGGTCGATGCGAAGCTGGTCGAATCCTGGCGGGAGCGAATTCAATCTCCGCGCCGCAAGGTCGGCGTCGCATGGTCAATTGGCAAGCCGAGCAAGGGCGACTATCCGCGCGAGATTCCGCTTTGGGAGCTGGTCGAGGCCTTGGGCGACGTGGAAATCCACAGCGTTCAAACGCAAAACGCCGACGAGGCGCGCGAGCTGGGCGTCAACGTTCATCAATTCGAAGACTTTGCCGATTGCGCCGCGATGATGATGTGCATGGACGAGATCGTCAGCGTCGATACTGCCGCGTTGCATCTGGCCGGAGCCATCGGCCATCCGCGCGTGACCGGGCTGTTGTCGCATTGGGCAAGCTGGCGATGGCTCGCGCCTTGGTATGAGAATGTGAGGCTGTGCCGCCAAGCCAAGGCCGACGATTGGGCGAGTGCTCTTGAGGCGATGGTCGGGCGCTGAACTTGGGGCGGTGCCGCTTCGCGGCCCGTTCAGCCGATATCTGAACCAACACGAGACGGCAATCTTGGTCGCGCTGGTCAAAAGCGTCGCGCCCAAGGTGATGATTGAATTCGGCTGCAATGCGGGCATCACCGCAAAGCGCGTGCTCGAGAACGTGCCGACGCTGGGAAAATACATCGGCGTCGATGTGCCGGTCGATCATGAGACGACGTTGCAATGCCAGCGTAGCGAAGTCCCGGCGAGTGCGGGCTGTTACGCTGCAGACGATCCGCGCTTTTTCTTGCTGACGACGCGCTCGCAATTGCTGCGCACGGGGCACCTTGAGCCCTGCGACGCCGTGTTCATCGACGGCGATCACAGCGAGATCGCGGTGCTGCACGAGAGCAGGCTCGCACGCCGATTGATCCGAGGTGCCGGCATCATCGTCTGGCACGACTTTTCTAACCCCGCTGTGGAAGTGACGCAGGCGCTCAATCGCTTGCATGCCGAAGGCTGGCCCATCGAGCACGTCGAGAATTCGTGGCTGGCCTTCATGAGAGTGGAGAAATCCAATGCTGGATAAGACCGTCAAGCAAGCCGACATCGAGCCCGAAGACGGCGAGAGCGAACAGGATTTTCTCGACCGCTGCATCGACGAACTCGGCGATGAAGACGCCTGTCAGGTGATCTGGGACAACGAAGGCGGCGACGACAGCGACGACGAAGGCAGAGCGGCGCGCGGCATCAAGCACAAGACGCACGCGGGCAAGGTCAATGGCCTCGAGTTCGTGCTGAGCGACGAGACGCCCGACCGCATGGACGACGTGATCATGTCGGACGGGTGGGATTTGGCGAACTTCAAGCGCAATCCCATCGCGCTGTTCAACCACAAGAGCGATTTTCCAATTGGCAGGTGGCGCAATCTGCGTGTCGAGGACAAGCAGCTGCGCGGCCATCTTGAACTCGCGCCGGAAGGCACGAGCGCGCGGATCGATGAAATCCGCAAGCTGATCGAGGCAGGCATTCTGCGCGCGGTCAGCGTCGGCTTTCGACCAATGGAGTCGAAGCCGCGCAAAGAATCCACGTTCGGATCGTTCTTCACCAAGAGCGAGCTAGTCGAAACCTCACTGGTCAGCGTGCCTGCGAATCCGAACGCGCTGGCCATTGCGAAGTCTCTGAAAATATCCCCTGCAACGATTGATCTCGTGTTCGCCGAGCAAGGCAACAAGGACACGGGCATCAGGCGGCGCGGGTTCACGGCGAGCAAGCCTAAGCACCTCGTGAATGGAAAGGGCACCGCCATGTCTGGCCTTGCTCAACGCATTACCGACTTGGAGACGCAGATCGTCGCCAAGCGGGATCTACTGGAAGACCATCTTTCCAAGATGGACGACACCAACGTCAGCGACACTGACTTGGAAGTTACGGGACGTTTCAACGCCGAGATCAACCAACTCGAAAAGACGCGGGCGGCGCTGATTGATTCCGAGAAGCTGTTGGGGAAATCGTCGCAGGGCGATCCCGGCAATGGCACGGTGCGCAGCCGTGCGCTTGCGACAACGTCGATGACGACCGAGCGCGTCGCAGCGCCCGCGGTCATCGTCACGCGCAAGAAAGACCTCGATCTGATGGACTATCTCGTGCGCGGTGCTGTGGTGACTTACATCGCCAAGGCAACGAACAGGTCGGTCGAGGAGACGCGGCAGAAGGTTTACGGTGACGACGACGGCACGAAAGCCATGTGCGAGATCGTCACGCGTGCCGCTTCTGCGCCAGCCATGACCACGGTCACGGGCTGGGCCGCCGAGCTTGTGCAACAGACCTATGCCGATCTCATGCCGCTCTTGATGCCGAAGGCGATTGTCACTCGCCTCGCGCCCAAGGGATTGACACTGAGCTTCGGTGCGTCTGGCCGCATCGTGATCCCGACGCGGTCGCGCACGCCGAGCCTCGCAGGCTCGTTCGTTGGTGAGGGATTGGCAATCCCCGTCCGTCAGGGCGCGTTCACCTCGCAGACGCTAGTGCCGAAGAAAATGGCCGTCATTTCCACGTGGACCCGTGAAATGGGCGACCATTCGGTGCCTGCTATCGAGGGCCTGATCCGTCAGGCGATCTCGGACGACACGAGCGTTGCGATTGATAGCGTCTTGATCGACGCCAACCCCGCAACCACGATCAGGCCCGCTGGCCTGCTCAATGGTGTCGCAGCGACGACTGCCACGGCAGGCGGTGGCATTGCCGCCCTGGTCGGCGACATCGTCGGATTGATCAATTCAATCTCGGCGAACACCTATGGCAACGTGCGGAATCTCGTTTGGCTTGCGAACCAAACGGACCTGCTCCGGGCGTCAATGCTGAGTGCCGCTAACACCGGCATCTTCCCGTTCCGCGACGAAATCCGCGGCGGCACGTTGAACGGAATCCCGCTCATCGACTCCGCGACGGTTGCAGCCAAGACGCTGATCTTGGTTGACGCCGCCGACTTCGTGGTGGTCGGGGGCGAGGCTCCGCGTATGGAGATGAGCGATCAGGCGACCCTGCACATGGAGGATACCAATCCTACCGATCTGGTCGCGTCACCGAGCACGGTCGCTGCACCACAGCGCTCGCTGTTTCAGACTGACTCGCTCGCGTTGCGCATGGTGATGCCGCTTAACTGGCTGCAGCGTCGTGCTGGCACCGTGGCGTGG